ATAACATATTCTAAAAAAGATATCATGAATGATATCAATGAGAAAGAATACGCTCCTTTTCTTGTAAATAGATCATTATCTTACCACCAAGATACTCTACTCTATGCTAATGAAATGAACAGTAGATTTGATGTTTCGCATCGTCTACAATATCATTATTTACTAAATAGTATTAGAAAAAGAAAAAGGTTTGCAAAATGGGCAAAACCTGAATTAGCAGACGATTTGAAGATCGTTATGGAATACTATTCAGTATCCCGAGAGAAAGCAGAAGAATATTTGAATATTTTGAACAAAAACGAGATCGGGATTCTAAAGAGAAGAATGAACAAGGGTGGAGTGAGATGAGTTATGACATAGACAATATGTTAGAAATATCATTTAAAGAAAATGATGATTTTCTAAAAATCAGAGAAACATTAACACGGATTGGTGTGGCATCAAGGAAAGATAGAACTCTCTATCAGTCATGTCATATATTACACAAAAGAAGTAAGTACTATTTGGTACACTTTAAAGAATTGTTTGCTTTAGATGGTAAAGATTCATCTATAACAGAAAACGACATAGCAAGAAGAAATGCTATAGCAAGATTGTTAGAAGAATGGAATCTTTTAAAGATTGTTCATAGTGAACAAGCGTCAACACCTTTAGCACCAATGAGTCAAATTAAAGTGTTACCTCACAAAGAAAAAAACGATTGGAAACTGGTTGCTAAATATAACATTGGAGTCGCCAAATAGTGATCAATGATCTATCTGTTAAAGAAAAACGAGTATTATTTGCAAAGTTAGCTAAAATAGCGTACTCAAATTTAAAAGATGCTAGACTATCAGCAAAGTTATTAGGTTTTACAAAAACAGTCTTGTTTGATGTAGATGGTGCACAGACTTATGTGTTCTCTAGTAAACATGATGTTGCAATAGCATGTAGAGGTACAGAACCTTCAGAAATGAATGATGTGTACGCTGACTTAGAAATATTCAAAGCTGATTCAGTATCAGGTAATAAAATTCATCAAGGATTCAAAGAAGAAGTCGATAAAGTCTATGATGATGTCGAAGAACTTCTTTCTAGAATATCAAAAAATAAATCTATTTGGGCATGTGGTCATTCACTTGGTGGTGCTATGGCAACGATTCTAGCACAGAGATTAGAATATAAAAATCATCATAATATAGATACATTATTCACATTTGGTTCACCAAGAGCAGGTGGTCCTTTGTTTAGTCAATGGTGTGATGCTAATTTAAATCATCAAAGATTTGTAAATAATAATGATGTAGTTCCTTGTGTACCAACATACATTCGTTGGAGACACAATGGTAAATGTTTGTATATAAAATCTACAGGTGAAGTTAAAGAACTAGGTCGTTATTCAACTGAAAGAATTCGTGACAAAGGTTGGTCATTACTCAAAACAATTTTCAAAGGAAGACTAGATTTTATAGCAGATCATAATATGGACGATTATATTATGCATCTAGAAAATGATCTAGAATATGATCAACTAGTCAATCAGTAAAATGTATTCTTTAATTATATTATTGTTAAAGAGTATCATAGGATCCTCTTTTTACAAGTGGTTTCAAACTACAACTTTCGGTATCTGGTTTCAAGACAAATTAGATTCTTTTATGGAGTATTTGTCACATAAATACGATATAGAACTAGCAAAAAAACAATCTAAATTTGAAGCTGATTATCCTTTGATTATGAAAAGGATAGAAGAACTAGAGAAGAAAGTAAATGAAAAGTCTTAAAGAATTCGTACAATTATCAGAAGATATCAAACCTTATAATATTCTTGTTATAAGTCATTCTGGTGCTCAAGTCAGAGACACAGCAAGAGAAACACCTTCAACACCAATAATCGATAAGACAGCAAAACAACTAGGACTGAATGTTGTACATGCTGATTTTGTTGGTATGCACATGAATCCAATAGAAAATGGACACGAAATTCATTCTTTACCATTAGATGATGAATTACAAGTTATATTACCAGATCATAAAGGTGAATACAAATATCAAAAACCAATAAAAATAAATCAGTCTGATTGGATTATCATGCCGAGAGGATTAGGTACATTAGGTTTTACAGGTAGTAGACATTGGTATGATATGATGAGTTATCTTGAAAAAGAAGGTTATTTTGTTTTGAATTCAATAGATTGTTATGACTTATGTAATAGTAAATATATGAGTTACTTAAAATGTCTACAATACGATATTAGAACCCCTAAAACAGAACCTATTGTACATTCAGAAACAGTAGAAGATGTATTTAAAAGATTGAATACTAATTTTCCTGTAGTATTGAAATCATCTTCTGGATCACAAACTGGTGTCGGTGTAGTTGTTGTAGAGAGTATGAGATCACTAAAAGCATTAGTACAAATGACTTTATTATATAATAAGTACTTATCTTTACTACTTCAAGAATATATTAAAATAGATTATGATATAAGAGTTATTGTTAATGAAGGTGAAGTTGTTGGTGCTATGAAAAGAAATGTTATGAGTGATGATATTCGAAGTAATGTTTCTATGGGTGCTACAGCTGAATCAATAGAATTAACAGAACTAGAAAGAACAGAATCGATTAGAATAGCAGAAGAATTTGGTGGTAGACTAGTCGGTGTTGATCTTCTACCCTCAAAAGATAGAGAGAAAGAACTACCTTATTGTTTAGAAGTCAACGCAAACCCTGGTTTAAATGGTATAGAAGAAGTAGCTGATAAACCAACAAAAAGAATACTAGAAAAGTATAAAGATCGGTCAATTTGGCCGGTATTAACACCTTAACTCTTATAAATATATAAGACTAACTATAACAGGGAGTAAATATGATAGATTTCGTAAAGGCTAGATTAGCCGAAAGAACATCATGGGACGGAGCAACTATAGTAGGTATGTCATTACTAGTTCTCCTCGCAGCACCAGTTGTCAAATTATTGGCATGGCCTGCTTTAGTTTATGGTCTGTGGACTATCTATAAAGAAGAAAAGTGAGTGCGTGTATAGTCGAATTGACAGACGAAGCTCTGATTAAACTTCAAGAGAAAACTCAAGAAAACGATAATAGAAATATCAGAATCGGAGTTAAAGGTAGTGGTTGTAATGGTTACGCTTACATCTTTGATTTCTGTAAAGGAAAAGAAGATGATCTAGATTTAGAAGTCAATTATGGTGACTTTAGTATCTGGATTAACCAAGCATCAGTAGATTATCTACATGGTATGCAACTAGACTATCAATATCATGGAATCAACGAAGGATTCACCTTTGTAAACCCAAACGCAGCAGCTTATTGTGGTTGCGGTGAGTCTTTTTCAATCTAAATCCATTAAAAAATAAGAAAGGGAGGCAGTCTTTGTCTCCCTTTTTTTATAAATACTAGTATTAATGGAGAAACATTAGCATGGATATATTAGGTCTGATCGCAGAGGTCGGAGCACCAATAGCAGGAGCGTTGGTGATGGGATTCTTTATCTTCTTAGTACTAAAACAGATTTTAGACGGAGTTATAGATGACATCAAAACACTAACAGGTTTCTGTAAAATGTTAGAAGACAGAGCAAGAGTTGGTAGTAATGAGTTGATAAAAATTGACTTATTAGTTAGTAGTGCTTTAGAATTGACTCCACCAATAGACAGAGTAGCACGAGCTGAGAACTTTAGAACGAATGAAAAAGGTCAACCTCAGAATGTGAAACTTGATGTGAGGAGAGATTGATGGACGGAATGGATGCTTTAGCTCAAGCTATAAGTGATTTTGGATTTCCCATTATAATGGCTCTAGGAATGGGATATTTTATATACTTTGTATGGAAATATATTACAGATAAACTAGAACCTGAGATAGAAACAATGCATCTAGCACTTATTAAGTGTATTGATGCGAATCGTATGTTAGATAACGATATGATTAGATTACAACAAAAAGTGAAAGTTGTACTAGAATATCGTGAAAGACAAATGATTTTAGAGGATGCTGAAGAAAAAGAAGCTTTGGCTAAGGTAACTAGTGAAAAACAGGAAAGAAAAAATAAGAAATAATTTAGAGTTAGTCGCTTTAATTAGTATATTTGTATTTGGTTTAGTAGGTTTAAGCCCTAGTGTACATGCAGATGAACTTACTCATAAATTTAAAAATCCTAGCTTTTCAGGTGTAGGTACATCAGCACATTATCTCACTATTGAGAACCAAGAAAAGTCTAGACGAGATGCTATACAAAAAGATATAGAATCAGCTTTATTAGCAGCTCAGAGAGAAGCTGAAAACACAACAATGGCTAAGTTCATAAGGAACTTAGAAAGCCGTATTTACTCACAACTTTCAAAACAATTAGTTGATTCATTATTTAAACAATGTGATTTAACATTAGATCCAACCTGTGTAGAATCTGATTTTGGTAGTTTTGCTTTAGAAGGTAATACAATATCATATCTAAAAACAACTTGTGATACAGAAGCAATGACAGGGTGTGTTCTCGGTGAAGAAGTTATTGTTTTAACTATTGTTGACGAAGACGGAACAGAGACAATTATAACCATACCAATTGGTAATGGTTCATTCGGAGGTTAAGTGAACTTTAGGATAGGGATAGGTGTTGTTAGCCTTCTACTATTAAGTAGTTGTGCATCTATGGTAAGTGTAAAAGGAATACACGATACTAACTGTGCAAGTTTTGTTGAGTGTGCAGAAGAACCTAAAACTATAGAATTACCAACACACGAAAAACTATTGAATCTACCACCAGCTGTAGAAAAACCTGTTATAGCAGTTTATAAGTTTTTAGATAAAACAGGTCAAAGAAAACAGAAAGGTGATGCAGCTATGTTTAGTACAGCAGTATCACAAGGTACAGAGACTATGTTAATTGATGCTCTGAAAACAGCGGGTGATGGTACATGGTTTCGTGTAGTAGAAAGAGTTGGTATAGACCATTTGACTAGAGAGCGTCAAATAGTAAGAACAACAAGAGAAGCGTATCAAGAGGAGAAAAAATTAGCACCACTCTTATTCGCTGGGATTATTCTTGAAGGTGGTATTATTGGGTACGATACCAATATAGAAACTGGAGGAAGAGGTGCTAGATATCTTGGCATAGGTGCTCAACAAGCTTACCGTAGAGATATCGTAGTTGTTCACTTGAGAGCAGTAAGTGTTCTTACAGGTGAAATTTTATTAAATGTACAAACATCAAAGACAATTTTATCGGTCGCTGAAGGATTTGATGTGTTTAGATTCGTTGAGATGGATACTCAGTTAGTAGAAGTTGAAGACGGAATGACCGAGAATGAGAGTGTAACCAGAAGTGTAAGATCAGCAATCGAAGCTGCTGTTTACGAATTAATTCTTCAAGGCGATGAAAGAGGTTTTTGGACAATTCAATGGCCAGAAGAAACTAATAATAACGAGGAAAAAGAAAATGAAAATGTTAAATAAAATTTTAGCATTAGTATTATTTACACCAACTTTATTATTTGCTGAAGCAACAACTGATAATGCAATCAAACTTGATCAAACAGGTGATACTCTTACATTAACTATTGATCAGATTGGATATGGTAACAAATTATGTGGATCCATATCAAGCGGACTATGTGGTTCAGCAATGGTAATTACAGGTACAACTAATACAATTAATTTTGATATGATTGGTAACATGAACAAAATTTATGGACCAATGATTCTCGATCAATCTACTTATAGTGTCAATATGACAGGTAGTAGTAATGATTGGGATCAGACTATTGGTGCATCAGGTTCAGCTGACTCATCTAACTTATTAGCAAATTGGACAGGTAGTTCAAATACTATGGACTTAGATTGGGGAGCAGCTCAATCTTCTGAAAGACTAGATTTTGATTTAGATGTTACAGGTAGTTCTAATGTATTTACAACTGTTGTTGAAGTTGACGACGCAACATACGATTTAGATGTTACAGGTAGTTCAAATGATGTTAATACAAGTCAAACTGATGGAGCTTATCATAAAATTGATTTAGAGTTAATTCAGTCTAATGGTAATATTGATATCGTTCAGAGTTCTGGAACATGCCCTAGTGGTGTAAATTCGTGTCATAGTGAACTGATTGCAGATTTTGATAGTGAAAATGCTACAATTACAATCAATCAAAAAGATACTGGCGATTAATTTTTGTCTATTTACTACTTTTGTTTATGCAAATGATATAGGTGATATAACAGAACACAATGGTAGTTCTGGTATAGTAAGAGATACAGGTGAAACTTTATCCGGTGGAATCGGAGAAGACATATACTTTAAAGATTCTATAGAAACAGCTCAAGGTAGAATGAACATCAAGTTTATTGATGAAACTAACTTGAAGTTGACAGAGCATACCGAAGTAGTAATAGACGAATATTATTTTGATCCTGATCCCTCAAAGTCAAAAATGGCTATGAGTTTTGTATCAGGCACAGCTAGATTTACAACAGGTAAGTTGGGTCTAGTACCAAAAGAAAATATCGTCATTACAACACCAACGGCAACGATTGGTGTTCGAGGCACAAGTTTTACAACTAGTGTAGATGAACTTGGTCGGAGTTTAGTAATACTTCTACCGGAAACAGAATGTACAGTTGATGGTGATTGTAGTCCGTCTGGTGAAATAACAGTTACGAATGAAGGTGGTGTAGTTGTTTTGAATGAAGCATTTCAAGCTACAATGGTGTCTAGTATATCGACACCACCTGTACAACCTGTAGTGTTAGATAATATTATGAATTTAGATGCAATAGATAATATGTTTATTGTATCACCACCACAAGAAGTTCAAGATGCTACAGACGAAGCTGCAGAAACTCAAGATGATAGTAGTGACAGTCTTCTAGATTTTAATGATCTTGATATAGATTATTTAAAAGAAGATTGGGATGATGGTGGTGAAGATTTAGAGTTCTCAGAACTTGATATAGATTTATTAGATGTTGACTTTCTTCAAGATGTTCTTAAACTTTTCGAAGAAGTAAACATTTTAAAACAGAAACAAAGAGACAAAGGTAAAACAGGATCCACTGAAGGTAACATAGTGGGTACAGCATTGGGATTCGATAAGAATACTCAATATAATACAATAATAGATGATTCAACAGGTCAGATATGGTTTTATAGAGAAGTTAACGGAATCATAGATATAAGAGTACCAATTGAATCAGCAGTAAAAATAGAGAGTGAAAATGAAGGTGTTAAAAATTCAATTATTGTTAATGACGGCGATAGTGTCGTTATTATCATTAAACAGTCTGGCTGATCCTAATCATATTCATTTAGATCAAGTCGCTACAGGTGGTAGTGATAATTTAAATCTAAGTATTGAACAGATTGGACATGATAATTTAATTAGATTTTCTTTTGATCACAATAACAACACTATTAATCTTTTACAATTAGGAAATAAAAACTATATTGGTTATACTGATTCATGGGGTTCAGGATATAGTTGGGGTGGTGATTTAGACGGACTAAGAAATAATATAGATATTCGTCAAAAGTGTTCAACTTCAAATTGTAATGATAACGATTTTCAATTTCATATTTGGGGTGATGACAATACAGTAAAATTTGGACAAGGTTATTCATTGAATGATACTTCTAACTGGTCACCAACTTGGGACTATGACGGTAATGAACCAGGTGGAAACTTTGTAAGATTAGATATACATGGTGATGATAATAAATTTATTGGAAGTCAAAAGATGGATACAAGTAGTATATCACATTCTATGACTGTAAATATATACGCTGATGATAATGATGTATTCGCTAGACAAGCACAGAATGGTGACAAAACATTAACTCTTACAATTAACAATGATGGTAATGATGTATGGATTAATCAAAGAGACAATGGTGCACATACGGCAACAATCGAATTGAATGGTGCTTATCCTACAGATTTAGATTTACTACAAAAAGGAAATACATCTCAATCATATTCTTTATCACAAAATTGTCAGACAGCTAGTGGTTGTTCGATTAGTGTAACTCAACAATGAAACTAACTTCTATTTGGTCATGTATAATAGTTCTTGTCAGTTTAATCGGACTCAGAGTTTATGATCCTGATATTATAGAACAACTCAGAGTAATCAATTTTGATTATTATCAGAAAGCAGAAGAACAAGTTCAAAACGAATCGATAGTTCTTATCGATATCGGAGAAAAATCTTTAGAACAATTTGGTCAATGGCCATTTCCAAGACATCAATTTGCTCAGATGATATCAGATTTAAGAAACAGTAATGCTGGTGTGATAGGATTCACTACTATGTTTGCTGATGTAGATAGATTTGGTGGTGACGAGATATTTTCATCTTGGGTAAAAGATAATGGTATTGTTTTGTCATCAACTACATCTCAGAAGGGGTTAGAAAGTGTAGCACCTCATGTAGGAACTGCTACTTTAGGTAATGGTGATGCAACAACCTTTGCTTACAGGTACAACTCTATAGTAAATAATATACACGGATCAGCTGCTGATGGGGTAGGAATGTTATCGTCATCTCCAGAAGTTGATGGTTCAGTAAGAAGAATACCATTAGTCATTTCAGTACAAAATAAATTATATCCTAGTTTTGGTATGGAAACAGTTCGTGTCATGGCGAACAAAAAATCATATACAATGAAAGTAGAAGAAACAGGTATTGAGAATATGAGAATACCACCATATGAACCTGTTAAAACAGATTACACAGGATCAATATATGTAGATTGGACTAATACTTTTGAGAGATATCAATATGGTGATGTTCTACCTGATCTTCAAGGTAAAACAGTTATCATTGGTACAACAGCAGAAGGTATCTCACCATTAGTTACTACGCCAATGGGTCTAAAATATCCTCATGATATTCAAGCATCAGTAATTCATACTCTTACAGGTGGTAAACAAATTAGTAGACCTCAATGGGTTCTATTGGGTGAGGTAAGTCTAATGTTTTTCTTGGGACTAATACTTCTCCTATCGGTTTATCATTTACCGATATGGTTATCAGCTTTAGTTTTCGGTGGGAGTGTAACCGGCGTTGTCTTCGCTGGGTTTGAAGTCTTCGCTTCCGGAATCTTGATTGATTTTTCATATCCCCTTATCTTATTGATACTTATATTTAGTCATTCGAGTTTTAACAACTTCTATGTTCAGTTCAAACTCAAACAACAAATTAAAGGACAGTTTGGTACTTACATATCACCTGAATATGTTGATATGATTGTCAAAGATCCAAGTCTAATGAAACTAGGTGGTGAAAGAAAAGAGATGAGTTTCATGTTCGCCGACATTGTTGGATTCACACCCATAAGTGAGCGTTATATGAAAGAAGATGATCCAGAGGGATTAGTAGAATTGATCAATGAGTTTCTAGATAAAATGACTAAGATTGTATTAAAGAATGGTGGTACTATTGATAAGTATATGGGCGATTGTATTATGGCATTTTGGAATGCTCCGATCCTTTGTCCTAATCATGCTGAGATGGCTGTTAAAACATCAATCGAAATAGAACTTCTAGGTGACGAACTAGAAGAAAAGATGAAAGATATGGGATTACCAAGAGTCAAATTTGGTACTGGTGTGAATACGGGTGTATGTATTGTAGGTAATATGGGTTCAGAAACAAGAATGGATTATAGTGTTGTTGGTGACGCTGTTAATCTTGGAGCTAGATTAGAAGCACAAACGAGACAAGAAGATACACCTATAATCGTGTCTGAATATTCGTATCTTCAATGTAGTGATATACCAATGAGTATATTAGGTGAAGTCAAAGTCAAAGGTAAAGAAGAACCTGTTAAAATGTACGCACCAATAATAGATGGTGAGGTTCGTAAACTTTACAAAGATTGAGACTCTGGTATAAATTTGTGAATTACTTTCTGTAATCTTCCTGATTTCATAATCTTATGAAATTTCTTTAATTTTTTTCTTAAATATGTCATATAAGTATTTATGTCACATAAATGTCACATTTGATATCGCAGGTACACTTTTGATATACTATATGTAATGAAGTTGAGACTTGAAAAGTTGGTTGGTTGGTTGAAGTCGATAAACGAAACTGGAAATGCTGGACCGCGGTCTGGTTGGGAAAGAGTGAACACAACTTCGCGAGGAGGCCTTACCTCATTAAAAAAGCTGAGAGATGAAAATGGGTTACAGTTTGAAGACTCCCATGAATTAAAACTTGAAACCGCGGGTACACTTTTTGTATAATATGTACATAATGAAAATAACATTAGAAAAATTTCAAAGTGATTATTTAGATATCTTTAAATTTTTATGTAATAATGGTCATAGAAAAAATAATCACTTTTTACAAGATGTTTATAATCATCTTTCTTTGAAAGGTGAAATATCAATTAAACAGATTAACGGTATTAGAAATTCAATGATGTATCATCAAAAGAAAATAGATAGAGAAAATCTAAAAGAACAACACAAAAATGATGAACCCACAGGTTCTTTTGTTGGTAAAGAAAAGAAAAGATACGATATGACTTTAAAGTATGTATCCGGAAAGGGTACAAGTAGAGGTTTCTATATTCATAATTTTGTAGATAGAGAAGGTAATGATTTAATGTGTTTTTCTGATAATAAGAGAATACAAATACAAGACAATACAACCGAATCAAAAGCTGATGTTGTGTATAGATCACTAGTAGAAGGTGATTGTTTCACTTGCAGAGCTACAGTCAATAGACATTCGGTCAATAACTTTGATCCAACAAATAAATTCAAACAAACAGTTTTAAATAGAATAAAATATCAAAAATATTTAGGTAATAAAAATGAAAAATGATTTTTTAAGAAAGTCTTTAACTAGACGAATTTTCTTTTTACGAAGAGCAGAAGAAAGAGCTCAAGACCCTGAAATGAAAAAACTTTGGGAAAGTAAAAAGAATGAATTAATGAAAGTTTATTTAGAACAGAGTTAATTTCTGTTATAAATATATTATGTAGATGCCATTAGGGTCTACGTTTTTTTAACCTTGCTTTAATTAGGAGGAAATATGACTATAAATGAAGCAATCTGGAGAGAACTCTCTCCTTTCACAATCGGCTTTGACAATATGTTTACACAATTGGACAGAGTTCGACAAATACCACAAACTAACTATCCACCTTACAATATTCGTAAAGGTTCTACAGAGGATACATTCTTAATTGAACTAGCAGTAGCTGGGTTCGGTGAAGAAGATTTAACAATTACTGTTAAAGAAAACAATCTTACTGTAGAAGGTGATATCGGTGAGAAAGATAGTGGGTTTGTTCATCAAGGAATCTCACAAAGAAAATTTTCTAGAAATTTTGTTCTAGCAGATGATGTTGTGATTAAAGGTTCCGATCTTTCGAATGGTATTCTAACCATTTACGCTGAAAGAATAGTTCCAGAAGAAAAGAAAGCTAGAACTATTGAGATTGGTAGTCTCAAAAAATCAGATAAGAAAGTATTTCTATCTGAATAAATAAATTCGAAGACTCAGGTGTCGAAAAAACTTGACACCTGAGGATTCGGTAGTATAATTAATGTATATTAATAAATTATTGGAGAAATATATTATGTCATTTTGGAATGCACTAAAAAACTTTTTCAGTAGTGAACCAACAGGTGTCAGAGCAAGAGACTCTAAAGGTAGATATGTTGCTGATGATCCTACTACTGCAAATGTAAACGAAGCTTATAAAGATGGTAAGACACCAACTAAAAAAGCTCCTGCTAAAAGAGGTCGTGGAAGACCTAAGGGTTCAAAAAATAAACCTAAGAAGTAATGGCCTTACTTTTTAGGAAATTCAGTAGAGACTCACGAGGTCGAAAAGCATCTTCAAATGGAAGAGGTGGTCGAGGTCGTAGAGTAAAAATTAGTATGTCTACTATGAATAAATCAAAGAAAAGGTCTCATAAGAGTTATCGTGGTCAAGGAAGATAACACTATAAATACTCATTATCCATTATTTGATGATGGTCTCTATACAGAAGTCGTTCATCAAAATGGAGAAAGAGCCATCAAAATCTTAAAGGGTGATTACAAAGGTATAGTTTATCAGTATGGTAAAATTAATTTTATACCTAGAGAAGAAAGTGAAACACCAACAATAGATTTTGAAAGAGCTGTTCGTTCTTGTCCTGATGAATTAGTTGACACTATTTCAGAAGATCAAGAATTCAACCAACTCATGGGTAATATACTCATAGAACTGTTAGCCAATCAAGGGCTAGAGGAACTTAACAATGGAATATAGTAAAGAGTTTAGACAAAGACTTAGAGAAGAAATTATAGCTGATGAAGGTCAAGTATTAGAAGTATACTTAGATCATCTAGGTTATCCAACTGTAGGTGTAGGTCATTTAATTTTAGAGAGTGATGAAGAATATGGATTAGGCGAAGGTACTCCTATTACACAAACTAGAAGTGATGAACTATTATTTCAAGATTTAAATATTGTTCTAAAAGAATGTGAAGATCGTTTTCACAATAATTGGAGAGACTATCCAGAAGAAGTAAAATTGATTATTGCTAATATGGCATTCAATCTTGGATTGACTAGATTAGTAAAATTCAAAAAAATGTTTGCAGCTTTGAATGAAGGTGATTACAAACAAGCTTCTGTAGAAGGTATGGACTCCAAATGGGCTAAACAAGTCTATAATCGTGCTAGAAGATTAATGAATCGTTTGCGTGATATAGATGTTATGGATTAATTATGGAATTAGATAAACAATTAAGAGAAGCTCTTAAATTGAGATATCAAGGTGAAATTGCATCAGCAAAAGCAAATATTGCTGTGTATATGAAACAGTCTGTCGGTATTGGAGAGCATCCTGATATCGTTGGGGCTATTGATGAACAACTCAACTTACTCACTGCAGCAGAAGAAAAACTTCAAGCTGTTGAATCACACTTTACACCTGATAGAGTAATTTGACAAGAATCAATATAATCCCTGTAGAAGATTTAACTGATCAACATTTAATGGCAGAGTATCGTGAGATATTCATGATAGGACCTGCCTTACAGAGATCACTAAAATCAGAGAGTTGGAACTCTAACAAAATCCCTAAGAAATTTACTTTGGGTAAAGGTCATGTAATGTTTTTCTATGACAAAGGTAGATATCTTTTTAAAAGATATGACGAGATTAGAGAAGAACTAAAGAAACGAGGATATAAGTTAGATCAACATAGACACTTTAAAACATATCAATTTCCTACAGATTATTTTAATGATTGGGATCCTTCAGAAGAAGATCAATCAATCGTATTACAAAGGATTGAAGAAAGGATACAACAGAAACCAGAATGGTATAGACATTATGGCATTTCTATTGTATAATTATATATTATGCACTACTATACTAATGTAAAAAGATACAAAGACTTTATACTTGTTCGAGGTGTAAAGAATGGTGAGAAGTATCTCAAGAGATTGAAATACGAACCAACTCTTTATATACCGACAAACAAAGCAACAGCACACAAATCTATTTCAGGTGAATATCTTCAATCGAAGAAGTTCAAATCACCAAGTGATGCAAGACATTGGAAAAAACAATATGATAATACAGGTATTGATATTCATGGGTTAGATTCATGGGAGTATACTTATCTATCAGAAACATATCCGTCAGACATAGAATTTGATATCAAGAACATCAACATACTTAATATTGATATTGAGTGTGAATGTGAAAATGGTTTTCCAGAACCAACTGAAGCAGAAGAAAGAGTCAATGCTATCACCATGAAACTTTTTGGTCATGATGAAACTCATGTTATTGGTACTGATAATTTTGATTACAAAACAGATAATCCAAATGTTGTGTATCATAAAACAAGACACGAAAAAGAATTACTTTTAAAGTTCATGGAGATATGGGACAACTTAGAACCTGATGTAGTCACTGGTTGGAATGTTGAAACATTTGATATTGCTTATCTTGTTAATCGTATTTGGAAACTATTTGATTGGGATACTGTTCGAAAACTATCACCACATGAATTAGTTACATCTAGAGAATGGTTGTATATGGGTCAAAAACAAATGGTTTCATATAACATTGCTGGTGTAGCTATTCTAGATTATCTAGAAATGTACAAGAAGTTTACATATATTACGAGAGAGACATATCGTCTAGATCATATAGCAGAGATAGAACTTGGTAAAAAGAAACTAGACTATTCTGAATTTGGTGCAATGCATCTATTCTATAGAAATGATTATCAGAAGTTTCTAGATTATAATATTCGTGATACAGAACTTGTTGAAGAACTAGATGATAAACTACAACTTATGGAGTTAGTTATTACTATGGCGTATCAAGCAAAGTGTAACTATGAAGATGTATTCGGATCAGTTCGTTATTGGGATTTACTAATATACAACTTCTTAAAGAAAAGAGGTGTAGTACCACCACCAAAGAAGATGGCACAGGATTCTAGAATTGTTGGTGCTTATGTAAAAGAACCTCATGTTGGTCAACATAAATGGGTTATGTCTTTTGACTTGAATAGTCTATATCCACATTTGATCATGCAATACAACATGAGTCCGGACACATATCAAAGAAAAATATTTCAACAAGAAATCAATGTTAAGAAGTTACTAGAAGGTGAAGTAGATACCAGTATGTTAACTAATACTACAGTAACACCAAACGGTGCTTTGTTTAGAACTGATAGACAAGGATTCTTACCAGAGTTGTTAGAAGAACTTTATGATCAAAGAGTATTGTTCAAAAGAAAGATGATTCAATCACAACAAGAACTTGAGAATACTCCAAAAGATAATATCAAAAAAAGAAAAGAACTTGAATATGATATTGTCAAAAATAATAACAATCAAATGGTGAGAAAGATTTCACTTAATAGTTGTTATGGTGCTTTGGGTAATCAGTATTTCAGATACTTCAACAGAGAGATAGCAGAAGGTATTACGACAGCAGGTCAGTTAAGTATCAAGTGGGTTGAGAAAGCTGTTAATGATTATCTTAACAAACTTCTAGAGACTGATACTGATTATGTTGTAGCAATTGATACTGATTCTATCTATGTTACATTCGAAGATTTAGTTGACAGAGTGAATCCAAAAAATCCTGTAGACTTTCTAGATACAATTGCAAAAGAAAAACTAGAACCATACATGAAAGAGACTTATGAAGAACTTGCTTCTTACATGAATGCTTATCAAAACAAAATGGAAATGGGTAGAGAAGTCATTGCAGATAAAGGTATCTGGACAGCAAAGAAAAGATATATTCTCAATGTACATGATTCAGAAGGTGTTAGATTCAAAACACCAAAACTAAAAATGATGGGTATCGAGACAGCAAAGTCTTCAACACCAATGTGGTGTCGAAAGAAACTTGAAGACGGACTTAAAGTTGTGATGAATGGTACAGAAAGTGATGTATGGGATTTTATAACTAATTCTAGAAATGAATTTAATAAGTTACCGATTGAAGAAATATCTTTTCCAAGAGGTGTACAGAATGTGAAGAAGTATTACAACGCAGCATCAATATATAATAAAGGTACACCAATTCATGTAAGAGGTTCACTTCTCTACAATAATTTTTTATATAAATACAATATAGACAAGAAATATCCTGTTATCACAAATGGAGAAAAGATCAAGTTTTGTTATATGAAACTTCCAAACATAATGAATGAGAATGTGATATCATTTGTTTCGGCCCTACCTAAAGAGTTTGAACTAGAACCTTACATAGACTATGATACACAATTTCAAAAATCATTTGTCGAACCTTTAGGTGTAATACTAAACAAGATTGGGTGGACTACAGAACCTGTGTCTTCACTTGAATCATTTTTCGGATAGAGGTAAATATGTACAGATATAAAGTTTCAGTAACCCGCGTTGTCGATGGTGACACCGTTGATGTTGATATCGATTTAGGTTTCGGTATGACATACAAAAAACAAAGAGTCAGAATGAAAGGTATTGACACACCAGAGTCAAGAACTAGAGATTTAGAAGAAAAGAAATTTGGACTAGCTTCAAAAGAATTTTTAAAAGAACAATTAAAAGATCAAGAAATAGAATTAGTATCTCATGACAAAGGTAAGTTCGGTAGAATACTTGGAGAACTATTTGTTGGAAGTAGTACTTACAGTATCAATAGAATAATGATTGATAATCATCATGCAGTACCATACGATGGTCAGTCAAAAGAAGATATCGAAGCAAATCATTTAAAGAATCGTACGCACTTGACAGAATCAGGTTTGGTAGTATAATAGTAATATGACTGAAATTAGTTGGTTGTTCTTATCGTTTCATCTAGTAACTTGGGTGATGTTAATATTAATATTCATTGAGTTGCAGTCATGGAAAAGAGAAATTAGAGAACATATCGATTACGATAATAGTTTGAAAGCTCTCAGGAGAAGAACAAGAAATAAATAATGAGGATAATATAGTATGAGTTATTTGAAAAACTTAATTAAAACAACGGGTAATGAGTTTGCTTCTATTGTAGAAGAAGGTGTACAAGCAGCTGATGTTAGTGGATACATTGACACAGGTTCTTATATATTTAATGCTCTTTTATCAGGTTCAATATATGATGGGTTACCTAATAATAAGATCACAGCACTAGCAGGTGAATCAGCAACAGGTAAAACATTCTTCGCACTTGGAATGTGTAAACAATTCTTAAATGATAATCCAGATTCAGCGGTTATCTATTTTGAATCAGAAAGTGCAATCACGAAAGACATGATCGAAGAAAGAGGTATCGATTCCTCTAGAATCGTTATTGTTCCTGTAACAACAGTTCAAGAATTTAGAACTCAATCTATAAAAATTCTAGATCAATATATCAAAGATAAAACAGAAATGAAAATGTTATTTGTTTTAGATTCACTTGGTATGTTATCAACAACTAAAGAGATTGAAGATACAGCTGCAGGTGCAGAGACTAGAGATATGACAAGAGCACAATTAGTCAAAGCAGCTTTCAGAGTTCTAACTCTTAAACTTGGTAAAGCAGGAGTACCATTAATCGTAACAAATCACACTTATGATGAAATGGGTTTATTCGCTAAGAAAGTTATGGGTGGTGGTAGTGGTCTTAAATACGCTGCATCATCAATTATCTTTTTATCAAAGAAAAAAGAGAAAGACGGAAAAGATGTTATCGGTAATATTATTCATTGTAAGAATGAGAAGTCTAGACTTACAATAGAAAATAAAATGGTAGATGTTATACTAAAATATGATTCAGGTTTAGATAGACATTATGGTCTATTAGACTTAGCAGTGAAGTATGGTATCTTCAAACAATCATCTACACGAATTGAGTTACCTGATGGTACAACACAATTTGGTAAAACAATTAACAACAATCCAGAGAAGTATTTCACACCAGAAGTACTTGATCAAATTAACGAAGTAGCGAAACAAGAATTTTTATATGGCAACGCGATTAGAACAGACGATTCTCAAGAATCTGATACAGAATGAAGAATTTACTAGAAAGACTTTACCTTACATAAAATCAGAATTTTTTTCTGAAAGGGACGAAGAATTTTTATTCAAACAAATTCGTGAGTACTTTCTAAAGTATCAAACTTCACCAACACCAGAAGCACTTATCATTGACATTGATGAAAAAGATGATGTTGATCAACAACTATTGTCTGATACAATGGTGTTAATCAGAGATATCAAAGAAGATAATTCTGAAACACCTGATGAATGGTTGATCGATTCTACAGAGAAATGGTGTAAAGACAGAGCAGTTTACAATGGTGTAATGAATTCTATTGCAATCATTCAAGATAAACAAGGACATCAAGGTGAGATACCTGATATTCTAAGAGAAGCTTTGTCTGTATCTTTCGATTCAAATATTGGTCATGACTTTATAGAAGATTGGGATTCTAGATATGACTTCATGCACAGAGAAGAAGAAAGAATACCATTTGATTTAGAACTTATGAATAAGATCAGTAAAGGTGGTCTTCCAAATAAGACATTGAATATTGTCATGGCAGGTACGGGTGTTGGTAAATCATTATTCATGTGTCATTGTGCATCATCATCTTTGATTCAAGGTAAGAATGTATTATATATTACTATGGAAATGGCAGAAGAAAAGATCGCTGAAAGAATTGATGCAAATCTACTTGATATATCTTTGAATGAATTACAAGACTTACCAAAGTTGATGTATGAGAAAAAGATCACTAGAATTAGAGAGAAGACAAAAGGTAAATTGATCATTAAAGAATATCCAACAGCAACAGCACATAGTGGTCACATTAGACATCTACTTCAAGAATTAGATTTAAAAAGAGATTTCAAACCAGACATTATATTCATTGACTATTTGAATATCTGTAGTTCATTCAGAGTAAGACCTGGTAGTAATGTGAATACTTATTCATATATTAAGTCTATTGCAGAAGAACTTAGAGGACTAGCAGTTGAATTTGATGTACCAATTATGTCTGCAACACAAACTAATAGAACAGGTTTTGTATCTACAGATGTAGGTCTTGAAGATACTTCTGAATCATTTGGTTTACCAGCAACTGCAGACTTTATGTTTGCTTTGATATCTACAGAAGAAATGCAAGAACTTGATCAAGTAATGGTCAAACAGTTAAAGAATCGATATAATGATCCGACTTATCATAAGAGGTTTGTATTGGGTGTTGATAGGGCAAAAATGAGATTGTATGATTGTGAACAATCAGCACAAGATGAATTAGTTGATATAGGTCCTGTTATGGATAATACATCAACAGGTAAAAGAATATCTTCTGAAAATACAAAAGATTTAAATTTTGATTAGTATGTGGGAATTTAGACATTTAAAGATGCCAGACTTGATACCGCAGGTACCTTTTTTGTATAATAATAGTATGAAAAAAGATATGAAAATAAGACAAATATTCTTAGATATGGACGGTGTTTTAGCTGATTTTGAGTCTAAAATAGCAGAAATGTTAGGTGAAAAGGTTTGGAATAACGATGCTGGTCATAAAGTGTATGACGAACATAAGAGAGAATTGACTTCTAAGCATATGTTTAGAAAGATGGATCCTCTTCCAGATGCTTGGAAATTGACTGATTGGTGTCTAAATTCTGGTATTCATACTGAAATATTAACTGCAGCAGGTACTGTTAACAGAGAACTTGTTGTAAGAGATAAGATCGAATGGATAAGAGAACATATAAATCCTTATTGGACAGTTATACCTACATTCAAAGGTAGTCAGAAAGCAGCTTTCGCTCATAAGAAAGCAGTATTGATTGACGACAGAGATAAAAATATCGATTGTTGGGTAGAAGCAGGTGGTATAGGAATACTACATACTACTGCAGACGATACAATCAGACAGTTAAATGAAATCATCAACTCAGACTAAAACAATTAAAGACAAGGGGATTATTAAAGGTAAACCTCTTGTCGATTTATTGGTAGAGAAAACTGAAATAAAAAAAGAACTCATTCAGTTGAAAAAGACACATCAAAACGAGGATAGACAACTAGAATTGATCGACCAGATCACAAAGATCGAAAAGTTCCTCAGTAAGCACAGAATTCAAAAATAGTATTAACATAAATACTGTTTATGAAATCATTTGCAGAAATAATCCAAGAAGAATCAAAAGAAAGTAAGTTAGACAAACTAGGTCATAGTGTAAAGCTATCAGCTGATAGATTAAAACAACTTAAAAAAGATTATTCAGAATTCAAACATATCAATCTAGAAGATTGGCAACAATATCCTTTTCCTAAAAATTCATCTGAAAAGACTAAGAAAGAAATACAACATCTTATTTCTCTTGGTCAGTTTAGAACTCAATGGGAAGATGAAATGGTTGAATATGACATCAAAGTTATTAGACCATTCAAAGAATACTTAGATGAATATGGTATTGAAGTAGATTTCACACGAATAAAATCATTACGAGATCAATCGAATCCTATTATACTAGCACTCAAAAGACATTACAATAGACCTAGACCAAAAGCATTAGCAAAAGAGTTAGGTCTACCATTAAATACATTCCCACTTAAAACAGCAGGTACACCTTCATATCCTTCGGGACATGCTACTCAAGGTAGATTAGTATCATTATTAGTTGCTGATGAAGCACCATTAGAACATAGAAAGAACATTCTAGATATAGGTAAAAGGATTGGTCATAGTAGACAAATAGCAGGTGCTCATTATCCTACTGATACAGAATTTGGTATCAGATTAGCTGATCATCTATATGATCTATCTAAAAAAGGTATGGAACCTGATCTAAAATTAGAATCATTCGAACTCAAAGAAGAAGATGTATTCATATCAATTAATGATACATTACCAAAGTCACCTACAGCCAGAACACAAATTTATGAGGGTTGTGCAATTGTTGAAGGTATGGGTAAAGGGTTGTCGATACTATCACATCAAGAATTTTCACCAATATGTAAATCTTGGATAGAAGAATTTACATCTAATGTTGATAATGGTGAGAAAATAATGTTAGACTACTGTAAAGAATTAGGTGGTTCAATGAGACAACTAGGATCTTTTAAAGATTTTATTCATAATAGTGTTGGTGATTATTATGATAACGCACCTGAAATATTTGAAGTACCAAATCCAGATAAAGTAAATACTGCAGATGCTGTGATGATATCAAAAGGTACTAGATCAGATTTATTCAGAATAATGAAAGAAATGAAAGGTCTAGATTTACAAGCACAACATAGAAGAATAAAAACAGATACTAAAAGTAAAATAACTTTATTAGATTCTAATGATAAATCGGTTGTAGAATTTTATCAAGTATCATTAAAAAAAGATGCTAAAGTCGGAGCAGCTAGAATTGGTAAAGTCGGTATGTTTGCTAATGCTAGATTTATGACAGGTATAGCTGGTAATATGCCTACTAAAATTCAAACAATTCAACAGAATCATTTAGAATGGGATACTGAAGCTGAACTTATTTCAGAAGGTATAAGTGATATATTTAATAAAGGAACTGCTGTTCTAGCTAAGTTGGGTGCTAAAGTATCTAAAGGTGTAGACTTTTTATACAAGAAAATAAAAGGTGTTTTCTCAAAACTTGCTAAGTCAGCAAATCAAGCAGCAAAATCATTTACTGATAAACAAGTTAAATCAAATAAAATTGGTAAATCAGCTAATTCAATAGTCAAAGAATTACAATCACAAGGTGGTGTCATAACAGAAGGTACTAGAACTATTAAAGCTAATAAACCTTTAGTTAGAGAAATCAAAGCATTTAATAAAGCTATGACAGGTGATCCAATCAATAAACTACATCAAGAAAACAAAAAACTCATTAAAAAACTAAACTCTCAATTTGCTGTAAAAGATAGACCAATAGAACCTATAGTTGTGATTGAGGGTGGTGATGTCAAAATATCATCAAGTGATCTTAAAAAATTAAGAGAACTAGATTCTGTAAAAGAAGGTGATGAAGTTGTATTAGGTTTAGGCACATCAATGGATACTGTATTCAAATTGACTTCTAATTGGTCTGGTATGAATTATATCAAAGGTATATTAAAATATGTAGAAAGTAAAATGAGTAGTTATGAAAATTTATCTACATCATTGTTTGCATTAGCAGCTGAATTTGAAGGTGAAGCAAGATTCGGTAACACAGCTTTACCTCTAGTAATTGTGTATGGTGGTAACAAACTAAAACACATGGGTACAAGAGATGATTTTGAAAAGAAAAAAGTAGAAGACCTAGCAAAGATCGGTAAAGAGTATAATGATTTTCCTGTATTAGTCATTAAGATAATGAAAGTATCAGGTAAAGAGTATAATAGTATCAATGTATTATTAGTCGAAAGTCTAGATGGTATGCCACCTGAACCACAATGGAATGTTGTAGGTATTGCTACAAGTTCTGGATCGGGTTTCGCTACCAAGTTTGAAATAAATACTACAACTAAGAATTGGAAAGGTTCATTGAAGTAATGGAATATCTAACAGAAGCAGCAGGTAAAAATTTACATTTAGAACATCTAGAAGATGAAATTCTAAATTTTGGTATTGCTGGTGGTCGAAGTGCAATAGAGTTTCTTCAATCATTAAGAGATATGTTTGCTGGTGGTGGTAAATCTAAACTAAATGTTACAGTCAAGTGGGACGGAGCTCCAGCAGTGTTTGCTGGTCCTCATCCTGAGACAGGTAAATTCTTTGTAGCTAAGAAAGCTTTGTTTAGAAAAACTCAAGATCCACAACCTTATTATCATACATACGAAGATATCGATGCAGATACTGATGGTGAGTTAAACAAAAAGATGAAAGTCTGTTTAGATGAATTCAGTAAATTGGGTATGAAAGAAATACTTCAAGGTGATTTAATGTTTACAGACGATTTATCAACAATGACAATCGATGGTGTTAAACACATTACATTTCAACCAAATACTATTTTGTATGCTGTACCATCTGATTCAGAGATTGGTAGACAAATAAAAAAAGCTAAAGTGGGTATTGTATGGCATACAACATATAAAGGTAATACAATACAAGATTTAAAAGCATCGTTTGGAGCTAAGTTACCGGGTTCATCATCTACTGTATGGCAAGATGATGCAACATATAGAGATGTAACAGGAGCAGCTACATTTACAGCAAAAGATACTGTAAAAGTTACAAAATTATTGTCAGGTGCAGGTAAACAATTTCATAGAATAAACTCAGGTAAATTCAATAAGTTTTTAAAATGGCAAGATAGTTTAGGTACATCAGCTGCTGGAGCTGGGTTCAAAACTTATCTAAATACATATACAAGAGAAGGAAAAAAATTACCGAAAGGTAAAGATGCTGTAAAAGGATATCTAGTTCACTTTCAAAATTGGTGGAAGAAGAACAAATCAGATAGTCCTGTACAACAATCTAAGTTAAGAGAACATATAAGAGTGATCAATAGTTCACTTAAAACATTAGAACAAGTCGTAGATTTTATGAGATTTTTGATTGAAGCAAAGTTAATGATTGTTAAGAAAATGGACCAAGCAAAGGGTCTAGCAAAGACATTCGTTAAAGTTGATAATGGACTTAAAGTAGTAGCACCAGAAGGTTATGTTGCTATTGACAGAACAGGTGAAGCTGTTAAAATTGTAGACAAAATGGAATTCAGTTTTAATAACTTTACTGTAGCTAAAAACTGGGACAAGTAATGAAAGAGAGAAAACAACCACAAGACCCACAAGTAAAAGACGAACCTGGGACACAACCTAAAAAGTATTACAAAGGATTGAGTAAGAAAGAAAAAGAAGCTAGAGCAAAACACTTTGCTAAAGGTAGTACTAAACCTGCTCCTGGTGATGATGATGCTAAGACTAAACCAAGTAAACATACTTTGAAGTTTAAAAAGATGTTTGGTGAAAGTAATCCAGACAAAGCATTATCAAATAAAGCTAAGAAGTCAGGTATGCCATTGGGTGTATTAAAACAAGTATATAAAAGAGGTGTCAAAGCATGGCAAACAGGACATAGACCAGGAACTACAGCTGTCCAATGGGGATTGGCTAGAGTAAATTCTTTTATTACAAAAGGTAAAGGTACTTGGGGTAAAGCCGATAGTGACTTAGCAGCTAAAGTCAGAGGAGAAGCTGTATCACCAGCACAACAAGCAGCAATAGCTATTGCTAAAAAGAAATCTGGTAAGTATGATAAAGACGGTAAAAGAAAAGCTGAAAGTCTTTGGGATAATATCAGAAAGAAAAGAGAAAGAATTAAAAGAGGTTCTGGTGAGAAAATGAATCCAAAAGGTGCAGTATCACAAAAAGCTTTTGACAAAGCAGTAGCGTTTAGTGACAGTCCAAAAGCTGATGCAGCTAGAAGAAGAAAGAACAAAATGAAAGGAAAAGCTAAAAAATGAAATCATTTCTAGAACATATAGATTACGGTAAATTTGAAGGTAAGTATGTACCTTTAGAAAGACCTATGATTGAAGTTACAGAAGATGATAACAAAGAAATCAACAAACCAAAAAGAGGTGGTGCTAAGAAATTTTATGTCTATGTAAAAGATGGAGACAAAGTAAAAAAAGTATCATTCGGTGCTAAAGATGGTGGGTCTAATTTGTCAGTAAAATTAAAAGACCCAGCACGAAGAAAAGCATTTGCTGATAGACATAATTGTGATACTGCAAATGATAAATTGACACCTAGATATTGGAGTTGTAGACTACCATATTACGCAAAAGATTTAGGACTTACAGGTGGTGGAAATTTCTTCTGGTAAACCTTACATAGATGAAGGTGAAATAAGAACTTTCTCTAAAGATGTAGCTAGTACTGAATTAGTTTGGCATCGTGATTTAGAGAATAGAAAAATAACAGTATTAGAAGGTGAGGGTTGGCAGTTTCAATACAATGGTAGTTTACCATTTGAATTAAGAACTGAGCGTAAATTTGATATAGACAAAGGTATGTATCATAGATTAATTAGAGGTAAAACTGATTTAGTTTTAAAGATAGAAAAGTATGAAAAACTTTAAAGACATAACAGAAGCAAGAGGTAAAGGTGCTACATTTACTTTTGGTCGTTTTAATCCACCGACAGTAGGACACATGAAACTTGCTAAGAAAATGCAATCAGTTTCATCAGGTGATGATGTAATGATATTTACATCACATACTACAGACAAGAAAAAGAATCCTTTAACAAATAGTCAGATTCGTAAGTT